ATAACTTGCAGTCAGGGGCCACATCAATGACCCTCGCAAGCGCGTACTCTGACTTTGGCTTATAGTCCTCGGGCAGTAAAAGGCCAGATTCTGTTGTATGCTCATCCTCAGAGGATTTCAATTCAATATGAATATTTCTGTTTAGCGGCGAAAATCTCATCACTACTCCTGTTTAAGTTGTTTTTTATAAGTATTGTATTGTGCTTTGGTTAAAAACTCTGTTATGCGCTTATCACAATATTTGCAATAAAAATCAACAGAGACATTATCTCCAACCATCGCCCTAACAGTTCCGGTTGGAAGATAATAATGATCTCCTGCAATAACAGAACACCTATCTGTAATGTTTATTTTAGACAACAAGTGGCTGTATGGCTGTTGACGCATTTTTACACCTTACCATTTCTAGCCTTCTTGATGGTTTCATAAAAGTCCATTAGCTGCTCTAAATCAGTCTCGTCTTTAACAAGCCGATAAGCCTTAGTTACCATGCGCTGTTCGTCAGCATCAAGCCAGCCCTGATCTTTAAATTCCTTACGGAGATCTCGCTTTTGCTCTTTATAGGGTTCCATGGCATCTTCGATTGTCTTTAAAGAGCGAATATATTCAACAATACGCTGCTCCTTCTCAGACTCTTCATCATCAATTTCTGCGACCTCAGCATATTCTGGGGCCAATGTTAGGTTTTTAATCATACCTACCTCCTTTATATTAATATTATATCACATTCTGGTTGGATGTCAACCACATTTTGAATATCCGCATTCTTTACATAAAACGCATCCATCCATGTAAACCAATCCTTCTGCACTGCATGAAGGGCAAGTTTTATCTGAGGCTTCTGCCCCGTCTTCAATATAGTTTTTGAGCACACGGGCTACACACTTCACAAACGAAAACATATCGCTGTCACGGTCCTTCTGCATCTGCTCTACAACATATTGTACATTGGCTCCATGGCGGAGGCCCAAAGAAATCATTCTGGTAAATGCAGAATGGTTTGGATTGTCAAAAACTTTAACAATGTCCTTTACGACAAATTCGTCTTCATTTTCACCAAAGCGCAAATCATACTTTGAATTCATTGACTTTCTGGGGTGCTTTACTAGAATACCCTCAGTGTATTTTGTTGGAATTTCAACATAGGTAGCAAGACCTCCCATAACCTCATAAGGCTTTCCTTCTAGTAGGCCAACTAGGATAGTCCACTTTTCTCCTTGAATCGTCGCGTGATGGATCTTACATGAAAGCTCGGTGGGACGCTTTGGTGCTTTATGGTGTGGAAATGGCTCTGCTGACTCTTCGGATTCTTCGTTTGTTACTAGAACACCAGAGCGTGAACCATCAACATAAACCGTAATTCCCTTTAGGCCGGCTGCCCAACCTTTAAAATACAACTCTCCTACCGTGTCTGGATTTGTATCTTTGGGTAAATTAATAGTAGAGCTAATTGAGTGATCAATATGCCTTTGGATTGCTGCCTGAATGTCTATGCGGCGAACCCAATCAATTTGATCACTTTCAACAAAGAAGTCTGGCAGTTCTTTTTCCTCACCATGCATATCTCTCCAGCGCTGGACATTATGATGAAATACTGCATATTCAAGCCATTTGTCTCCAAGCTCATCAACAAAATCTGCCTTGACTTCTGTGTCATTGTGACTCAGCTTTCGACGGCGTGTATAAGAGTTCCTAAATACAGGCTCCAAACCAGAACTGGTCTGCGACATAATTGATACTGAGCCTGTTGGGGCGTTTGTCAAAATAGAGATATTTCTTCGGCCGACATGAGCCATCATCAACTGTAATTCTTCTGGTAGCGATTTGATAAAGGAGTTATCCTTTTCCATCTCCCAATCAAATATTGGAAATGCGCCGCGCTCTTCAGCGAGTCTGGAGCTTTCTGTGTATGCTGCAAGCTTCAAGGCACCATATATCTTGTCAATTACCTCTAGCGCAGCAGTGGAGTCATAGGCCATGCTGAGGCATGCAATCGCGTCGGCCAACCCATGAGTTCCTAAGCCGGTTCTGCGGCCACCGATACATGCGTCCATCAATTTGCCCCAAAGTACCATTTCGTCTTCAGTATCACATGCAGAAACAATCTTCTGTAGCTTTTCTATTTCCAGTTCAACCAAGTCGTCAGACAATCTCATTGCCTTTGCGGCTACATCACTAAATTTGTCAAAATCAAAATAGGCCGATTTAGAAAAAGGTTTAATAACAAAGTTCTTAAGGTTGATGGAAGTCAGGCGACAGCTATCGTATGCAGACAGCGGGATCTCTCCGCACGGGTTGGTGGTTAACGTCTTGAAGCCAAATGCGGCATAACTTTCTGCGGGCAAATTCTTTGTGATGTTGTCCCACATGAGAAGGCCCGGTTCCGCCGTCTTTGTGGCAGATTCTACAATCTTACTCCACAACTCTTCTGCGTTAATCTTCTTTGTGTGGCTAGGGTTCTCTGAGCCTATGGGGAAATGCAGGGTGAATGTTTCCTTATTCTCGACTGCTCGCATAAAATCATCGCTTATCTTAACCGATACATTTGCTCCCGTTACCTTGGTCAAATCTTGCTTCATTGTAACGAAGTTCTCAATGTCAGGATGGCGCACATCCATTGTAATCATTAATGCCCCTCTGCGACCATTTTGGCCAATCATTCTACATACATAAGAATAAAAATCTGCGAAACTCCAAGCACCAGAAGTTGTGCCGGCAGAATTATTAACAGGCGCCCCTTCAGGGCGTAGTGTAGATACGTCAATGCCCACGCCGCAACGGCGTTTAAAAAGGTTTGCTAAACTTTTTCCAGAATCAAGGATAGAAGAAATGTTGTCGTCTGGGCTAGCGACCACCACGCAATTAGACAATGACACGTTTACATGATCATTGCCGATTCCCATCATCGGGGAACCTTGCGGCACAATGTATTTAAAATCTTTTAGCAACTCGTAGATCTCGCTCTCACTTAAAGCTCTGTCGCCAGCATAATGTGTCTCAACACGAGCAAACTCGCTAGCCAAACGGCGATGCATGGCATCCGGCGTTTTTTCCAACAGGTTGCCAGCCTTATCCTTAAGAGCGTATTTGGTTACCCAAACGTTTGCTGCTAAATCATCATCATCAAAATACTCTAACGTAGAGGCCATAACCTCTTGTTGTGTATACACCTTCATTCTTCTTTACTCCTATATTTCTTGTATTTTTCTTTGAGAAGTGCAGACTGATCTCTTGCAGTCTTAGCTGCAACCTCTCCAGGGGTTTCACCGGTCGGAGGTAGCACTTCAATTTTAACTCGGCCGGGATCCATAAAAATCGGATATATTAATCCATCGGGTCCATTTCTGTTCTTGGCAATAAAAATTCTTCCTGTATTGTTAGTCTTATCTTCAATCGTTCTAGACACAGAAAATATAAAGTCTGAAACAAAGCATTTGTTAAAAGCTTCGCTAATAGACTCCATCGTGATCACCTCCGCATTCAACCCTGAACGATTAGTTTGAGATGCTGTCCAAACAGGGCAGTTATTCTCCTGCGATATTGCGCGGAGTTCTTCGTAAATAGATTCCAAGTTCATTCTTTTTTCTTTAAAAGCGGTAACTGGCTTTAAAAGATCGCCATAATCAACAATGATCATGTCTGGGGTTATATCTCTTTGTCTTAGTTTTTCTAGATGCATTTTAATAGTTTGAGTAGACGCCGATTTGGTTGGATACTCTTTAATAATAAGACTACCGGGGATGTCCTGCACTGCTTCATAAATTTGTTCTTTGAAAGAAAAAATTGTCTGTAGCGGAACAGATGTCAGGCAGCTATCATATCTAGTTCCAATAGTTGTATCTGCCAACTCCAAAGTATAGTGTATAACAGTTTTGCCAGCTTTTAGTGCTTCTGTGCCGATATGGACCAGTACCATTGATTTTCCTGCACCAGTAGGCGCAATAACAACTCCAAGTTCGCCGCTGCCTAGGCCACCTTTACAGATTTCATCTATCTCTTTCCATCCTGTTGTAACGGGTGAGCGAGCTTTAATTTGGAACCTTTCCTCAAAATCGACAATATAATCATAACCAAAGTTGGTATCACTGCCCAATTTTAAAGCCTTATCAATTTCGGCCGCAATCTCATCATACGACGAATTCTTCAAAAGTTTAACCGATTTTATCATAGCGGCCTTAAGAACTTGCTTCTTGCAGAAGTCTAAAGCGGTTTCCTTAATATAATCAGCACCTTCTACCTCTGTGTTATAAATACGAGTAAAGAAGTCCCTAACTTGAATCTTGCTAGCTTCGTTCTCTTCTTCAAGACCGGAGCGCAAAATCGTAGTCATGATCTTGTAGCTTGGGTGGACAGAGTACTTTTCCCTGTACTCAAAAATCTTTTTCGTGAAAATCTGAAGATACTTTAACTCCAGAAAATCAATATCCAATACCTCGGTTATCTGATCTGCAAAAGGCCGATCTTGTAAAATTAGCTGGCATAGCCCTTCTTGGAAGTTTTTTCCGTAATGACCAAAGTTGAGTCCTTCTGCCATGTATCCCTCGTATTAAAGATTGTTATTTATTATAAGCGGTTTATATCGCTTTGTCAAGCTAAAATGTCTTTTAGCGCATATCTAATTGCCTTTAAATATTTATCAGGCAATTCATAAGATTCTATCTCGTCTGGTGTGGCGTAAACATACTCTTCGTGCTCATTGCTTAATCGAACTTCTTGCTCGCTGTTAACAATTACTTTATAATATGCTTCTCTACCATCACTGTAAAGTTTTTCGGGATTAGATAACACAAACCCTGTCTCTTCCCATACCTCTCTCAAAACACCGTCGAGTGGATCCTCTCCCTCGATAGTGTGGCCACCAGCTAAGTCCCATTCACCTGGGAACTTTTCTAATTGCATAGATCTTTTTAAAATCAGCACATGTGGCCATTTTATAATCACTGCTTTGCCTATTTGATCTGTGTCTGTTTGCATAATTACTACTATATTACTCAATCTCCACCATGTTCATATGCATCAACCTGTTCCTCCACCAAGAGAGGCTTGTTATCGACATTATACTTGCTCTTCACTTTATCGCTAATAGGAATTGCTTCTCCATCACCATCAATTCGAACAAAAGTCATGTCAGTGGTCAAAACAGTTCTCTGAGAACCGTTGTACACGCTATGTCGCCGGGCTTCCAGCCGAATCACGATAGAACGGTTTCCAACCATTTTAACTTCACCATAGATTTTAATGATTTGGCCAGGACGAACAGGCTTGTTAAACACTACTTCGGAAATCCGTTTAGTCACCATCCGTGGTGTGTCGCATGCTTGGCAGGCAAATATTGCACCGGCCTCGTCCAGCCAAGCGAGCATTGTGCCGCCAAATAAATTACCATGATAGCCAACATTTGCAGCCTTGCAAAAGTGAGTAGAAATAAGTTCCATTAGTTTAAGATTCCTCGTCTAATAAGTCTTGTTCTTCCGGTGATGCTGTATCGTCCTGTTCTGCCTCTGGCAAAGAATCAAATGCATCTTCGTTTAAAGATTCTAATACGTCATCTCTTATTATATATGTTTCGGGCTCCGTTGCTGCTTTCTTATGACATGCAGACAAGATGAGCAACGGCAATATCAACTTAGCCATTTAAAAACTTTCTCCAACTGTTCATTACTTTATGAGACTCGGAAAGTCCTTGGGGTTCCTCTTTGGGATCCGCGTATCGATCACGAACCTGATCTCTCATTATACCCTTTATAGTTTGGTTGGCGAGATCATAAAATTCGCCTTCATCGTCCATATACTCAACAGTCCGTGCAAAAACCTTAGTTAATATCTCGGGATCGTCTTGTGTAACCTTAATAACAAAGTCGAAGTCAACAGCATTAGACATCTTGCTGGTCCGTCCAGATCCATCGGCGCTGACCTGACGGCCTACACTAGCTTTGGTGTCATCGTGAAGGGATAAGAACATTTCTGTGCCCACATATTTCATAGGCTCTTTTAGTACTTCTGTGCGGAACTTGGTTCTGAACTCTCGGGAGTTCAATACATTTACCATATCTTCGGGTGTCATTGGAAACCCAGATGCCATCACATACAAGCCGGGATCCAATTCCAAGTTTACTTTTGCCATGGCTTCATATGCTTCTTCTGGATCATATGGATCGTCAAGCTCAACTTCCCAGAAATCTGGATCAAGGTCACCATGTTCAATATTCAATGCCAGCTTCATGAATTGACCGCCAGCCATATAGCCCTCGCGCTTATAATAGCGCTCAAGGTATTCTTTAATGCCATCGTACATGTCATCAATTTTGTTAACCTCGACACAGAAATCCTCAAACCCATCGGGGTCATAAGCATAGGCTTGCTGCGCCATTTCAGGTATCATTTCAGCTTCGATGTCCATTTTCTGCATAATGTATGTCTTGTGGAAGTCCTCACCTTGGGAACGTTTATAAGAAACTTGGGATCTGATACCCTTGTCTTCAAACCAACTGTATCCTATATCATTTAGTTCGCCAACTGCATATTGCGAGTCCATATAATTTGGCAGTCCGATAAAATCGTCTTCGTCCCACTTGATAATCATGGAAGCATATAGGGCAATGTAAACGCTGCCGCCACCATCGTCTTCGACTCTAGCTTCAACCTCGCAAGCCTGCATTCTATTGTTCCACTCATCTGTTATCTCTGCGCAGGCTTGTTCATACTGTTCTAAGATGCCGCCAACAAGATTAACATCCAAATTGTCTTCGGTGCGAGTATCTTTAATAATATTGCCAATAAATACCTGTTTCTGTGCCGCCGGCGGAAGCCTTCCGTGTCCATACAAATCTCCGAGAAGAGTAGCAATTTGGTTGTCCTCTTGTGAGCCACCAAACTTAATGAATCGGCCCAGATCAATTCTGCCATCTCTTTTAGGGGCGTTGGCGAGTGCCTGCTCTTGGTTCTCTCTCGCCCATTTCATGATGCGTTGCCTGAAACCAGGAATCTTCTCACCATAGATACGCATTTCAGGCACGGCTATCTGCGTGCCCATACCCATTTGAGAGTTAAGAACATCATCTGATGCGTAATGTCTAACTTGTCTTAGCCGCAAACGAGATATTGGTGTTAGATCCATGCTGGCTCCAACGTGGCTACCTCTGACATCATCTGCAAAAAGTTCACCATCTTGGATCTCCTGTTCTGCGCTGTCTATATTACTAGTATTTGTAGCGTGCAACAAGTCTTCTGTGTTGAGCACATAAGCCACAGCGCCATGGCCATGAGCTTCGGCTACTGCACATTTGTAATACTCATAGTGTGCTCCACCTCCTCTAGATGGTGGCGAATGACAAGATTGGATGGCGTTAAAGTCGCTCATGCGCAAAATATCAACAGGGTGCCTAGTGACAACAATAGAGTATTCATTACTTGTGGCTTTGTCTATATTCTTCTTGATGTATCCGGCATTCTTTTGCCAGTACTCCATATAATTCTTTGCTCTGGATGGATCTCTTACAAAAGCATTTCCATAGTCAATGCCAACGTACATATTCAACTGATCGTATAGCTGATAGTGCCTAGCTGCCAACTCTTCTCCTAAGCCAGCCTCGATGTGGTTGCCTGTCAGGTGCCTTGCTTGTTTATTTTTCCACCAGTCCATTTCGCCTGTTACGGTGGTTGAATATTGAGCCTTGAGGCTCGCTGCTTCTTTAGAATTGAAAACCTGATCAACTAGTTTCTTTTGTTTTGTGGCTAAATCATAAATCTTTGCGAAGAACTTTCCGATCTTCATCTGGATCTTTCGTTGTCTATCCTCCTTGCCACCAGTACCACCATGTGTCATGGCGAGCATGCGGTCGGACATACCTCCTGGGCTTGTGTTTTGCAATGTTTTTGTCGCTGATATTAGTCCTTTCTGCCAATCGACTTCGTATCCAAGCACGTCAAAAAGGTTAATAAATCTTCCCAACTCGCTTTCGCTATCTGCTGTTTTAAAGTCGAGAACAATTCTTGTCCTGTCGCCAAACAACTCTGAAAAAGCTAAGTCTTCGCCGCTGTCCATATTGTCGAGAGCGTCACGAATATGTTCCATCTCGTCTTCTGTAATTTCTCTTAGGAGGCGCTCCTTCTTTTCATTCAGGAAATTACGCCATTTGTTAATATTCATATTTATCCTACCTTTGGCTTTCCAAGCATAATCTTCATGTGACTAACCTTGCCGCTCAACTTACGAACATACCACCCGGTGTGCTCTGGGTATTTACCCTCTGGGTGAGGGCCGACCCAATCGACCGATTTGCCTAAAACTTTCTCGACTGTTTCTTTATCGTTGACCGACTCGATATTGTATCTGGTAATCATAATGTGCGCGATGGCGTCAGACATCTCCGCGAAATATCCATCCTTCTTAAGCATGTCTGCAGTTTTGTCAGTGTAGGCATTTTTTGCTATACGAGTACCATCGTGGCCCGAAACCGTAAGTTTTGTTCCGGCCGGCTTGGTTGATGCCACTCGCAAAGCGTCAGGTTCAGGATCACCATCCAAATCGACCGCTGACCACTGATCATATTTATCTGGAACATCTGCTGGGCCTTTAATATTTACATGACCGCCGATTTTAGCATATGCTGTGGCAATTAGGTTATACATTTCGTCAGTTAAATCATATTCATCGGGATCGTGTTCAAGATCTGATAATGGTACGTCTTTCCATTGACCTTTGGGCTCTTCGTAATCGGCCCAAACTTTTTCATTAATGAAGTTTTTCCACTTTTTATTCATCCTGCATCCTCCCCAACTAATATGGTTATCATTTCGGGATGTAGAGACATCAATTCATCATATGACGCAATTCTCAAATCCGATAGTTTACCTAAATACCCATTTCTTCGTAAAGCTTTAAATGCTAAATTTTCTATAGAGTATTCGCCACCATTATTTAAACCAGAGGTTCTAAATTTCTTAATTTTTTCTCGCAATTTTTCAACATACTCAATAACCTTTTTGTACGCGCCGTCATTGAACATTTCTTGTGCTGTGTCTATCTGATCCATCAAGGCAGCTGCTTTAACCTTTATATTTGTGTGATCGATAACGGGGTCTTGTTTTTGCGGCGTATTGATCCATTCATCAAAGTATACGGAGTATAAGCCGGATGCCGTATGTGGTTCGTTGGAATCTTGAACGTATATTTCCACTTCGAAGTCATGCATCATAATCGCGTGCTTCATGTTCCAATACGCTCTCTTAGCATTAAAGTAATTATTGAGTAACTCTTGGTCACCCTCAAGGGCTGAAAAATCAACAATTATGTGCAAGTCTATATCTGAATATTTAGACCAGTTGTAGTTCGCTAGTGATCCTGTAAATGTCAGGTCTTCTATCTCAAGTTCGGAAAGTTCCAAGTCCTTAATAAAGTTCTTAGCTATTCTGATTAGTCGTTTTCGAACTTTTGGGTCCAGTTTGCCCTCAGTTGACCAAAAAGCGGAATGTAGACTATCCTGTACCTCAAAGGACGAGGTAGCTACCGATTCAGGGTCTACAAGTTCTTTCAGTTCGAAGTCGGCAGTTTTATATGATTTCCATTTATCTAGAAAAGCGTCCATCATGATAATAATTAGTTTGTTTTTTTGCTCTCAGCCACAATTCTTTTCATGGCTGTAAACAAATCAGTTAGATCTAGAGCGCCGAAACCATCTTCTATCATCATCTTCTTGATTTCTGTCTGATTCAATTCAAAAACAAAATTTTCAACATCATACTTTACCTTGTTTTTGCCCTGTGGACTGATAGAGGGTGCGTACAGTTGCATAATTTTGTAATTGTCATGAATCAAATCTCTTTTTTCAAGAATGGTGCTGTATACCTTAAGATTGCTTTCGACTTCCTTACAGTAATTAGTAATGTCATCAATTGTGTAAGTTTTATTTTCTTTTAGAAATGGAAGCCTCTTAGCGATAGTTGGCAAGCCAACACCACCGACTCCAGGGAGGTTGTCAGACTTATCTCCAGCAATGGCGCGGGCCATGGCAAAATTAACTGGATGTATTCCATAATCTTCAACAATCCGAGTGGAGTTCAGAACCTGCTTCTGGATTGGCCGATAGAGAACAGTAGTGTCGTCACAAAGTTGGATAAAGTCTTTATCTGAAGACACAATCACTTTTTGCCAATCTGCATAATGCGGCATCTGGCAGACATAGCTAATGATGTCATCGGCCTCTACCCCCGGTAACATCAACTGAATAATGGACAAGTTGTTCAAATATTCAATGAGCCTTGTCTGCTGCCAAACTTTGTTTGCGACTTCTTCATTCTCAGAAAGGTTTCTAATTTCGCGATTAAGGCGAATTGGCTTTCGGCCTTCTTTATAGCCCTTGTTTTGAGCCTTCCTCCTTTGAGAGCCGCCTTGGCCATCCCAACATATAATCACTTCGTCAGGCTTGCTTTCACGAATCTGTTTTTGTAGAATCTTAGTAAACCCTTTAATGCCGCCAATTGGTTGGCCATTTGTAGACAAACTTGGATCTACAATATACGCTCTGAAATACATGTTCAAAGCATCAATAATCAAAAGTCTTTTCATTTTCTCCCTCCGAGAATAGTATTAAATCTGTAGTTGTAAATACGCCAATATTCTTAGCAAATGGGTACCACCATATCTTATATACCTGTTCGTGCGGCGACATTTCCATGGAGTGTAATTGATGAGATTCATAAACATCCATAGCAAGAGATTTCTCTAAAATAATGCCCCAATAAGACGGGTCAATACTCCATTTAACTAAGTCACCAACTTTCATAATTTTTCACAATCAATTTGCCCCTCTGAGATAGAATAGACTACTTTTCTCACGCCCATGTTCTTTAGAATTTCAGTACACATGGGGCAAGGTTTAGACATCCTCAAATCGCCTTTCTTGCCTATCCTAGCTACATAAATTGTAGAGCCTTTTATGTTTGCTCTATCTACGCCAAGAATACATCCCAACTCTGCGTGATGGGTAGCGTGGCCACTAAATCGATCTCTGAATCGTGTCGCCCACCCCTTATACGAATTCTTGTTGTAGGAACTGTTAATCACTTGGCCGCCTTTTACCAGCAAAGCGCCATGGCGATAATCAGGGGACTGGGATTTCTCTGCAATCCGTCTAGCATATTCAATATATCTTTTGTTGCGGCCAGTATACAAAACACTCGGCTCTATTTCTCTTTCAGACACAAAAACCTCCCATGGTGCTAATATAATAACACATGGGAGGCTCTAAGTCAAGAATTATTTTATATTACCGCCTATGACATCGCCACGGATCGCTAGTATTATTATAGCGGGTGGCACACACAGAGATATATCGCCCATGTACCCACCGACGATGGTGGCCTCGGCCAACATAATGTCCCGGCACCCAAGTTTGTCGTCTACAGTTCTGGGCGTTGTTGGGCCTGTGGGTGCGAGTAGGCGCACGGTATACCCAGCCGGTACCGGAACGCCACACATAATTGGGTCCAGGCCGCTGAGGTCTAGCTTGGTGGTTGTGAGTACCAACGTGCGCTGTTCCATGGGTTGTTGTAACACCAACATGTGCGGTTACCACCGGATGGGCATGCGCTGTCGCGCATCCTGTTGAGCCGATGAGTCCCACTGCCAATCCAACAATACAGATAAGTCTATTCATGATATTCTCTCCTTTTATCATATGTAATAATTAGACGCTTGGGAGCCTAATATATTCATTTTTTATTTAATTTATTTTGAATTTTCTTCAGATTCGTAAAAATCAGAAGCATTTCCCACACGCTTATCAAACTTCATGATCACTTCTTCGTCCATGATCTCCATGACATTCTTTCTAAATGTCTCGTCCTCAAGTCTCTCTACCCATTTAGCGGCCTGAAACTTTGGGCCAATTGTCTCGCCTTGCTTGTCTAGCAATTCGTACCAAGCGCCGGAACGTTTAAGTCTGTGCGAACCACCAATGGCGTCAAACCAACTTTCTTCGTCCTGCACTCCAATTGAGTCTCCCCATAGAATGCGAAAATTACATTGTCTACCCTGCGTTCCAAAGCGAGATTTTTCAAGCTTTACTTTGACCTCTGAGCCGATACGGAACCCTTTATCATCCAACACAAAGCTAGCTTTAGCTTTGCGACCAGTCAGCCAAATTCGAAGTGAGTAGGCATAGATCATAGCCTTCCCTCCAGGCGTCATATAAGGCGTTGTAAGCGCTTCTGATGGAGATCGGGTAATATTGGTCTTAAGCTGGTTAAGGACAAGGAACGTGCTCTGAGAGTTCGCAATGGGCACTGTAAGCTTAGACATGCCCTTTGCCAAGATTCTTGCCTTGACAGCCATCGATGAAAGTGGATTAAAGTCGCCTTCAACGTCAGATACCGATGGAGTGAGGGCTAGCGAATCCCATACAAATAGCATGCGATTGTCGTTAGAACCCAGCAACTCTTCGATAGTCTCTAGAACAAACTCAACTGAAGTTGCTTGAACATACAAAAGTTTGTCTAGATCGCAGCCGGCCCTCTCAAGGAAGGTTGGATCAATAGCAGACTCGCTATCAAAATAAATAACGTCGATTCCCAGCTTCTGTGCATTGGCTGCAACCTGCGCGGCCATATAACTTTTACCAGTTGCTTCTAAGCCGGCAATCTCAACAACCTTACCAACTGGGATCCCGGCTAGTTTACCTCTACAGACAATAGAGTCCAGCCAGCGCGAGCCAGTTGGGATCCATTCTTTAACCTCAGTAGGATTCTCATCTTTTAGATCGTGGGCAACATTTTGGCCGGCCTTCTTGTTAATTAGATCTCGCATTTGCGTGATTGAAAGTTTGCCTGCTCCGTTTGATTTCTTAGCTCTTGCCATTTTAGTGAACTCCTTGATGTGGGTGCGGGTGTGGATGTGGGGTCGCACTAGCAACAATAACGATGGTCGCCAATACTACAACCGTCACCACAATAGGCGCCACAGCGGCTCTCGGTGGATGCTGACGTGGATGCGGCCTAGGTCGTGGTGGTGGCGGTCTGTGATGAAGCTGCAGCCCAGTGGCTCGCTCGATCACCTTAAGCCTGTCTCCAGGGTTAAATCCGTCTGCCATGGCTGGACCACTGGTCGCACACATGAGCATAAGTGCTGTAATAATATTCTTAAACATAAAACCTCCTATACCAAATTATGTTATTTGTTCCCCCGAAAAAGTGAGGCACCTGTAATCCCGTGCCTCCCTGCGGACCCCCCAAGGGGGGAAGGGTACTATGAGCCCGAAGCAACACCAAGTTGAGTGGACAATTCTTCAAAAGCGCGGTCTACGCTTGAAGCAGTTGTCACGTTAGAGGTGTCGGTTTTAGTACCGGCGTACTTCGTGGTTTCTCCACCAGCCTCTGGTGAGTCCATGAACTCATCCAGAACCGCTTGAACGTCTTCAGCGGTTCGACGTTCAAACAAGGTGTCGAAATCAGGAATACTCTCTAGCAATTCGGCACATCGCTCGGGGCCTCCAACCGCTTCATCGCATAACGTTGATGTTCGGCGGCGAGGCTGAATCTTAGTTTGAGGGAATTGAGCACCGGCGGGCCGGCCATAATGGATGTTTAGGTCAGTACCGTCATCAACATCCGTAATGTCTCCGTAGTCTGGATTCAGAACAAGATTTAGGAGGGATTCGTATGCCATCTTGCCATACCCCCAGACACGGACACCAGATTCCTCTTCACCTCGTACAAGTACTGGGCTAAAGAAACGCTGGCGTGCAAAAAGAGTTTTCGCCATTTTGATACTATCGGGAGTACCCTCTTGAAAAAGCTGTGTAGCAAAATTACAAATGGGACACTTCTCTCCAAAGTTCTTCTTTGGACAAAGGACAGATTGGCGCTTGCCATCTACCTCTAGATAGTGGAAATGGAAATCCTTGAAAGGATCGCCATCAGCAGTTGGTACAATTCGTACCGTTTGTTCGCCTTCCTGTGGACGCCAAAAAGTATTGCGCTCCCCAGATCCGCGATTTTGGAGGTTTTCTAGTTTAGACCTCATTTTCTTCATATCAAGTGACATTTTCATTTTCTCCTTATTTGTTTATGTGGCTGTCGTGCCTATAGTCAAAACGACAAATATCTCGTTTTGCTTCTTATAATATATCGTATTCTGTTCTTGTTGTCAAGCATTTTTTTTAAATTTCTGGTACCGGTGCGATGAAAACCTCTTCGTTTTCTATCGGGACACACCAGCAAATCCCGTCGTCATCAACGCTGTCTAGCTGTCCGTCCATTATCAAACATCCCGCCTCGCATTGACCAACTCTGCGGCCTTTCTCATATCCAGAGATATAAGCGTGATATACTGTCCAACAGAGGACACCCAACAACGCCAATCTAATAGTAATAGAAAGCACCTTAAGGACGCGACTCCAAGAAGGTAGCCTATCCCGCAGATTCTGTATTAAATTCTTCAATTTCATTTTCTTCAATATTTCCTTGGACGGAATCCCAATTAAAAACCCTAAAGCCATTACTGTCGATGTCCCACACAAGTTCTGAACCTTCGGACAGTTTTGACTTTTTGTTTGATCCGCCTTTTAGTTTAGAGTCGAGAAATTCTTTTGGCAAATCACTTAGCCTTAGAAATCTCATCTCTCTCGTTTCCCCATTCTTTTTTAAAAATGTTCCTTTGTATTGCTTCATTGTACCACCTATTCTAGTTGAATTTCAGAAGAATTAGCAATTAAATACCCATAATTTTGATCATACTCTGTTGAATAAATAGAGTAGCCAATATTAAGTTCTTCTGTAGTTTTCTCTTTGATTTGCTCTGTTATCTTCCTATGCAGTGTCGCATCGGTATTAAGTGATTCATCACTTATAGCATAATAATAACACTTCTCCGTAACCGAGTCAAGTGGAAAAAACAACTTTTCTTCGCCAGTGTTCACATCTAGTAGTCCAATTGTAGCTATACGAGCTTTGGTGTCATCTTCGACAGGATAATCATACACTGGCTCGACATGACTATATACGTTAACCATATGCACTGTGGATGTGATTAGCTCGTTTATTCTATCGTGGTGTTCTGTTAGTGGAACATCGCCAACAATTTTCTCTAAATCGACATTGTTGATTATGTACATTTTATTGAAAACACCCGATCTGGTGTATTGCTGCAAAACATTGAAGGTTATTCTTTCGATTAACTTTCTTTCTCCGCGCAACAAAGTTGTATCTGGCCGAATATACAGAATACTAACATTGTGCCTCCTAAGATGTTCAAGAACTCTCAATGATGCACCTGAAATGTGTCCAGAGCCCGCAAGAATGAATAAGACATCGCCTGACACATTCTTAAAAAACGTCTTTGTGGATGGAAAGCTTTCCTCATACGCTTCAGCGCCAGATAGCTTGGGAACATTAAAAATGCCATCTTTTTTAGCACCCTTTATCCCGGCATCGATTTGATAAACGCTATATTGAGGATAATTAGCAAATTTCCTCGCAACTGCGCAACCGGCCTGACCTAAACCAACAATATTCATAAATTTAACCTCTTTAAATTTCCAAAATTTTTACCAGCACTAATATTAACTTTAAAGTTGCCAAGATCGGTATTCGAAAATAATTTAATTAATTCTGGGATGAGTCCTCTTTCGGCATTGGGGACATCAAGGACGATGGAGTCGTGTAGGGTGAATGCAACTCTTGTTGTATTGTTAGCAAGTCTATCGTGGATTTTGATGAGTTGCCGATTGACGTTATCGACACAACTACTTTGAATAATATAAGAGAGAGCATGATGGTTATCGCTAGGAATGGTCCGACCGAATCGTGTTCTGACATGTGAGCCGGTCCAATGCTTGCTAACAATTCCCTCTCTTTGGTACGTTTGTCTAAGTATTTCTTTAGCATCTATAGTAGATAGGCGCTTACTTTCTTTTTCGGACCCATAAAGCCAAGCAAAAATTCTTGTCTTAGCTTCGTCTCTTGTGATATTTTCTTTAAACACGTTTTTTATATTCCATTCATGAATATCTTCTTGTGGCTGCTGTAATCCCGATAGCGCCAACATAGTTCTCAACTCCGCAGCATTAAAATCCAGTTCTACAAACCAATCGTTTGCTGGTTTTAATATTCTACGATATTCCTTATCTAATGTTAATATTGGAAAGGTATTTTTCTTTGTCGTTAGTCGGCCTGTTTTTGTCCCGAAAATATTATACTCAACATAAGGTCGTACAATGTCCAACTTTTTCATAAAATTTCGAACCTTTAATTTGTACATCAACGGTCGAAGACTGCTCTTATCAATATTTAATTTATTAGTAGCAATCTGATTGGTTACTCTCGTCAAGTTAGCTAAAAATTCATAATTATCAGGACGCTCGTAATTATTTAAAACGTAGTTTGTAATCTTGTTTCTGCATTCGTAATATTCCATCAAAAACTGATCTGGTACCAAATCGTAAAAACAGTTATCGTCTAATGAAAGCTTGGCTTCGTGAAATGAGCGCAAAAATGCTCTTAACTTCTGTTTTGAATCTTCCCAAAGAGTATCTAAGTGTTCTGGACATGCCTCGTCTAGAGTTTTTCCACAATACAGGTGTGCGTATTCTATTTGTTCTTGATTTTCCAAAAGTTGAGAATAGTCCCATGTCGCGGTCAATGCAGACATTTGCAAATCTGAGAAGAGAAGCTCTCCGTTACAATATATCCCTACACATTCTTTCTTATTATCAAGTGCCTGAAAAAGCATTAATACCCTCCAGAAGCACCTCCAGCACCACCGCCGCCAATATTGGTCGATTCTCGTGAACCACCAGTCGTAAAATTGCCATTGGCACTAGTTGCGGGTCGAGCGCTCGCATCTTGCAGTGCCTCTTCTGCGTTGTTGCTATAATATTTATCGTTGAAATCATGTTCTTCAAGATGATACTCCGCAAATGTAGTATTAATATACTGCATTCCTTGCGTGATGTCAAGTGCTTTCCACAATTGTTCTGCAACATCGGCAACATAATGCATTTTTATATCATCAAAAGGATATCCTAATTCAATATTTCTAATTTGAATATAAAGCTGCATCCAGTCACTATCAGTATATTGAAGCTCAAGTTCTTGCTGTGATGTGGGAGTGCGATATATTAACTGTGGAAGTATTTCATATTTTATTGACGTGGCAGCGGGAGTTGGCCAAACTCCCGAAATCATATCCATATTAGTATAAACGCCAGATTTTCCAATCCATGTTGTATCTGTCTTCTTTATATAGGGATATTGGGCCACATAATTGTTATACGCTAGCGACAATTGTGCTTTAAGCGTAGTTAAGTCGCCTGCATAAACTCGATCATAGTGCGTGTACCACAATAAATCTATATTCGTTTCATACATATCCATATACTCAGCCATAGGCTGGGAACCTAAATCCGCTATAAATCTCCATGGGATATTTTTATCTACAACAAACCCATATCTAGCGGCTAATTTCATAAACATTTCCCAATTTGGATCTTCTAGCCACATATATTTGATATTATCATCTCCAACTTTGCCAGCACCTATATCAAACATCAAGGCAGTGTTTCTGGGCTCTGAATCTTCGCATATCGCGAACGCAGTTTTTGTTATCTTTGTTGGAAATCTAGGATCGTCTATACTGCGTAAAAATTCCTTAACAAAATGGTCGAAAGTGCTGATATTTAGTGCGCGGTGCTTGTAGGGGGTTGTTATAGATGTAAGATAGTCACCGGTGAAATAGGACATTTGTGTGGTGATGTGCTCTTGATACTGTACGACAAAATCTGCTGCGCCGCGAGCAACTGTGGGGTTAACAAAAAGTCCCTCTTTCGTTTTTGTTTTGCCGGCTTTTACTGCATCATTCCACTCTCTAAAGAAATCTTTTTGTGCATGCGCAATAAAATCAAGAGCTAGTGGCACATTTCCAGAAAAATCGCCATGGGTTCCTCCACCCATCCAAAGCATGGCTAATTTTGACTTTATCGGCTGTATAGCATTTCCTTCAGGATCTACTTTGCCATAAAGCGGCTTTTCATATATTAAATCTATAGCCGGCTGATATTGGACTATGCTTTCTGGCACTTGCATAGTGTGATCCTTGCCTACGCGCTGATCATATGGGTGTCCGTAGCGGCGATATCGCTTCCGGTTAAGAAAAAGCGTGCGCGTTGATTTCTCTTTGTTATCAACAGACGATTTGTTTGAATATTTACTTCCCATGAAAATCCTTCCTATTCACCAGCAACCCCTGTGGCCCCGCCCTCAAAAGTGCCAGCGCCAAATGCGTCCACCACGCTATTAAACTGTCCAGAGCCATGTGCTGTGCCGGTATACACCAATTCTAAGTATCCCTTAATTTTAGTTTCAAACTTTCCAGCCTCTAAAAAGCTTTCACACGATGTAATAAAATAGTAACCTCCCAAGCCAAGATCTGCAATAATACCAGAATCCATCGGAGTGCCTGGGTATTCAGGCTTGAGGTATATTTTACACCCAGGATGGAAAAGTACATTGCCGAAAAGCGTTGCTTCCAACCTGTATACATACTTTAGCAAGCTCGGGGCAGAGCCGGCTCGTATCTGAGTGGTTATCGAACTATCGGCCGTATTGTCTCCAAAAGCCGCCTGGATTACACCCTCTTGAAAATACTTTGTGTCTTCCCGTGTAAATTTTATATTTTTAACGATTCCATTCTCTCTGCCATAGCGTAAATGATAAATTGGCACCAACTGATCTGCGTCTTCATCGCCCGTACAGTTTTCTGCTCTGTTGGAGGCTGCAAACATGTAATAATAACTCTGAACGTCCTGTACATGATGACTAAAGATCATCGGGATATCTGTGGTGGGGCTGAGGTTTGTTCTTACGCCCTCATCGAAGAGATACGTTCCATCATCGAAGGGAACCGTCATGAATGTCATAACATCTACTTGCAAGATGCCATCACTGCTATGATCTGCCGATGCGCGGATTCCACTGGCGCCGTCTGCGGCGGCACCGAGGCGCTTAACGATTACATCATGAAAAAGATCCTGAACAAAAGTTTTCACTGTCAGAGGCCCTTGAACCACAGATTGGCCTCTAGCGTTTCCACCTCCTCTGCGCTCCATTTGGCGCTGCATGAAAACCATGAACGAAGGAAGGTTTACGGGTATATCGGCTAAATTTATAGCAACGGGAACAGGTGACTCTCCTGCCTTATGAACTGCTAGTGTTAGCGGCCCGANAAGAGCNTGAAAATGCTGCGCATCTCTTGCCCAGAATCGTCTGTCAAAAGCATAATCAAGGACATCACCCATATAAAACCACATTGCGCGGACGGTCCTGTCCTCGGCGTTAACTTTAGCATATTGAGTCAAGTTAGCATCCCATGCGGCACCATAAGTGTCGCCGCGACGAGATTCTTCATTTACCTCAATGGTGTCTCCAATCGCCTCCAGGGCCCCGTCGAACATGGCCTCCGAGTGGGTGCCTAGGCCGGTTACCTTGCTTACCTCAATAGAATCTATGTAATCAGGATCACTCAGGGTGCCCTGGTTTAATTCTACTAAATGATCGATGTCAAGATCGGCCATGTAGATCTTACCGTTCTCATGAAGATAATTAATGATAGCCGAATACGCTGCGGCCATGCGATTTCGATATCCTGAACGAAATGTTTGACCTTGAAAGTGTTGTACCGCTTCGACTGATCTGACTATCGACTCTAGATCAGCTGCGGTTGTGCCTCCTTTAAGTTGTCCGTCAAGGGTGAAGAGATCGCCGGCGCGTTGAAGAACAAAACCGGCCAATGCACGAGGATCACCATCATA